AATCTTTACTTCTTTTTCTAAGTTGAGCAATAGCAGATTCTTTCATCTGTTTTTCTTTTTTAAGTTTTTGTAGATCTCTTTCTAGATTCATTTTTTATCCTTATTCATTCCACCTCTAAAGATCTGAGTTCCCTTAATGCCATAGATGCTCGCCACGACAAGAATCCATAAATTTGTAAACCACGATGGAAGCTGCGAGAACATCTCGAAAAACAATTTTACCTTGTCCATAGCGGACGGATCATCCGATACGACTGCCCAAGCCAGAATTGCTATGGGCAAACTTAAAATTACTAAAACGGCCTCGTCCTTCCAGTCCGATTGTCTGGCTTCTAAAAGTTTTCCTTGGTAAGCTTCTTTTCCTTCGGCCATACGAGACGCATGCATTAATTGTGCATCTGACATTGCTATCTTAGTTCTTTGTTTATTAGCGTAAATTTTTGATCCTGCAGAGACTGCAAGTTTAATAGCTGATAACCACATTATCTGTTACCTCCTCTTCTTAGTTTTATTGGAGGTACTTGAGGATTTGGTCCTCTCTTTGGTGGAGCACCATATCTAACGCCACCTGATAATCCTCCAACGTTGTAAGCTACAAAGTTAAAAAAATTTTCTTTTGGTTTTATTAATAATGGATCTATTGGTTTATTAGCAACGATTGGTGTAATAATTTGTTTGGATCCATTGTTATTATCTCTATTATTTGTTGGAGGTGGGACAACAGTTTTCTTTTTAGTTCTACCATAACCCATTGCTTTACTATCAACAATTTTATTAAATGCAGTTCCACTAAAAGGAATAATTGCATTCATAACTGCTCCTGCAATTCTATTTCCTGTTCTTGTGCTTGGACTAATAGATTCTCTTGCACCTTTTCTTTGTGCACTCAATGCATCAGTAGTGCTTTGTGATCTATTTTTTAATCCACTATAATTTGTAGCAGAAGCTAATCTGTTATCTGCTCCAACACTTCCCATAGCTGCACTTTTAGCTTGATTTGATTTATTACCAGCGTCCATACCACCGCCTTTGTATTTTCTAATTTTTCTTTTCATTTCTTTTTTTCGCCCTAGCAATCTCAAGCTTCTCTTCTGCAATTCTAATTCTTTCTGCTGCTTGATCTTCGTTATTTTCTAATTTCATTTTTTCTAAATCAATTTTTTCATCAATTTCATTTTCTCTTATTTCATTACCATTGAAATCTTGCTCAGTTTTTCTTTGAAGATCCATTGCTTTAAGATCTAGTTCTCTTTCTTTTAATGCAACTAGTGGATCTTTCTGTTGACCCATAGCTTCACCTTGTGCAAGTTGTGTAGTTATCTCTGCAACTCTTTGTGCAACCATAGCATCTGTTCTAAGTTTAGCTGCTTCTGGATCTTGCTCTAACATTTGTTGAATAGTAGGATCTTCTTGAACCATTGCACCAACTTCTCCTGTTGCTTGCAGTGCAACGTGCTCAGATATGTGTGCTTGTAGAGCTGAGTACACTTGAGGATTAATTTGAACCATTCTTGTAGACATAAAGGCTGCATGTGCAGCAATATGGGATGCATGATCTTGAGTTGGGAATGCTTTTAATGGTTTTTGCATTAATGCTTCCATATTCTCTGTAGCAGGGTCTTTTGGAACTGGATTTTCTTGTGGAATAAGTAGTTGATCTATATCTTGAGTCCCTAATGCTTCATATACTCTACGATATGCCTCTCTCAAGTTGTGCATCATAGGATTCGACATAGCTATCTTTAAATTTTCGTTAGCAAGCGTTACTCTTTGTGCCATGCTCATGATATTTGGGTCGGCAACCGGTATAACATCTACTCTATCATCGAAATCAGTTTGTTTTACTGCTTGATCTGCACCATATACTGAATATGGATAGATAGGTGGTAGATATGTACCAAATACTTTTGATAATAGTCTAAATTCTCTACGCATTGAGTAGTAACATCGCTTGTGTATTGCACTCATGACCCTCGAACCACGCTCTAATAAAGATACAGTAGTACCAACAGCTCTATTTTGCAAATCATTACCTGTATCCATGTTAGTAATCGCTGCAAACTTCTGTCCTGCGTTAACAACAAAGCCCATTAATTGGTATAATGTAGCTGATGGCTCCTTAAATGGTAAAATTTGAAACTGATCTTTAATGTTTCCACCTGGTGCATCCACATCTCTGAACTCTCCTGGCTGAAATGGTTGGTCATCGTCTCTAATTCTTATACCTCTAGACTTAAATCCCGCAGGTAAGTTAGATAATGTACCTGCATCTAGTAATTGTCTTAAAGATTGTGTAGCTGTTCTAGATAATCCACCTATCATGTGGGTTAATCCAAAACCATAAAAGCCTAATCCTGGTAAAAATTTAAAATGTACAAAGTATTCTTTTCTTTTTTTAGTCTCATCTTCCATTGCGTAGTTACGATAGATAGATAAAACTTCTCCTGAACCTTCATCAATACTTATGATGTAAGGAACTTTAACTTCTTTTTCTGAATTAGTATTTTCAAACTCATCTAAATTACAATCAACGTGCATCTCAAGAACTGAGTATGAATATTGTTTATCTGTTGAAGGAGTGACTCCTTCTAACTCTTGATATTTTTTTTCAATCTCTGTGGGACCACTTGCAGTAGGTTTAAGTTCTACATCTCTATAGAATCCTGCTGCTTGTTTTTTAAGTATTTCATTTTCTCCCATTTTAATAACATGAGTAATTCTTTCACATTCCATTAAATCTGTAGTGTAGTATGGAACTACTAAATCTTCTGCAGGAATAAATTTAGATACTGCTCTCTGCATCACTTCATCATAATAAACTTTTTTAAATGCGGATCCTGCTAATGCTAAATAAAATAACAACTGATCAAATTCTGGAGTGTACTCTTCCATCTCCTCTGTAATCATATAGTTCATGAAATCTTGCACTCTTTGTGCTTGATTTATTTTTTCGTTATCCTCTACTCCAAGAACTCTAGTTCTCACAGGTCCTTGAGACGGGAGTAATTCTTTATAGGCTTGTGCTTGAAAGGATGTTACGGCTTCGGATAATAGTGGATGAACCACGGATGCCGAACCTTTGAACGGTCTAGTCATCTCCGTGTGTTTAATTCCAAGAAGATCTAAATTATTAGTGTAAGAAGTTTCCCAATCTTTTCTTGAGACTCTATCTTTTTTATAATCATCTAATAACTGATTAGACATTCTTTGTAGAACATCATCAGATAAATCTTCTGCAATATTTTTAAAAAAAGATTCAGCTGCATCAGCAAAGTCCTGAACTTTTAATTCAGGTTCTTCGCCTTCTAATTCAATATCTACTTCTTGCTCTTCAAGACTATCCGTCTCTTCAATTAGAGCTTTTTCAATTTCAGCCATCTTAAAATTTAATAAAGTTTAGTTGGTCTCATTCCGCCTTTAGCTAATCCGCCACCACGTGCTCTGATCATTTTACCTTTTTTGGCACCACCAAACATATCTAAACCAGAATTCTTTTTAGTTAAAGCATCGTACTGACTTTCAGATTTTGGCATAGTTGGTGAAAGCATTCCTGCTTCTTTTCTTTTCACAACAGCTTTATTTATTTTCTTTTGTGTTGCTTTTATCTTAGAAGCTTTTGCTTCTATCTCTCTTGGTAAAGCATCTTTATCAACAGTTGTCTTTGTAGTTTTACCAACAATATTTTTTGTTTCATTTCCAAGATCTACAACTCTTTTCTTAGCATTAATTTTTGATGATGATGGAGTCTTAGCTCCTGGAGGTGCTCCGATAGGAGCTGCAGTCTTTTGTGCTCCTAACATTTTAGATGCACTATATAACGCTATACCAGCGAGTGCAGCTTTCTTTAATTTTTTCTTAAATTTTGACATGTCTTCTCCTTTGATTAATAATATACGTATTTACGTTCCTTATAACTTTCAACCTCATCCTCGTCAGAATAAGTAGTTACAAAAGAACCTTGTCGATATCTTAACATAGCTTGGGTGGTGCTGTCCACATAATCGTCATGTTCTCCATGAGGAAACGCAGCACATTCTTCAATCACTTCTTGAGCCCAATGCTCGTCTCTAGGAAAATAAACCTGATCAGATTCAAATATTGGAGCACAGGCGTTGACCCGTGAGTGTTTGTCCTGTCCTCTTCCTGGTGTGTAATCCATAACAGGAATACCCATTCTTCTTAATTCTTGTAATAAACTTTGTCCACTAGCTTTAGCCTCAACTATAATTGTCTCTGGTTGCCAATATTTATATTGATCGAGTGCAACCATTTTTAATTCTGGAAAATCCCATTTACCTTTGATCGCATCAATTAACATAATAGCATCAGGCCCTGATTCGTGAGGCGTGAATATTCCCCATGTAGTAATAGCTGAATAGTCGGCAGTTTCTTTTTTACTGAACGCAGTATCATAAGATTGAATAACATGTTTTAACGCAGGAATATCCTTGGTCCACGGCTGCCACCATTCTCTTTTAAGAATTGCTCCTTCCTCTGAAGTTGGATTTTGCATGTACTGTGCAGACCAATTTCTAATTGATATTGACGCTTTAACTTTTTCTAGTTCTTCTAGGTTCCAATATTCAGGCCACACGGGTTGTAAGTTATCTTCTTCTCCTAGTAAAGCTGGAAAAGAAATTGTTTCCCATTGGTCTGACTTAGGTTCATTTTGTGCTTTGATTAATCTACCTGTCAAATCATCTTGAGCCCACCTTGTCATTACAAGTACAATAGAGCCTCCTGGTTGTAGACGTTGTCTAGGACCAGATAGGTACCAATCAAAAGTTCTCTCCATAGCACTATCGGATAACGAATCTTGCTCCGTGTGTGGATCATCGATAATAAGTAAGTCCGCCCATCGTCATGTGATAGAACCGCCAACACACGCTGCAAAGTATTCACCACCTTGATTAGTCTCACAACGACCTTTTGTCT